TTTTATATAGATTCAGGTACTCCAAGTAAATTTTACCAAGAATACATGAATCAGGCTAAATCACCTGAAGACCAAATTTTTACTGAAGGAGATATTACTGATGGGTTGTATAAAGGGCATTGTCGATTTGATGAAGAAGCTCAAAGCTGGTATATTCAATTTGATGATACAAGTCGTGAATTTGTCAATATCTACATTGGTGTTGACCCTGCTTCGACGCTTGGGGCTCGTAACGACTATAGCGTTATTATGGTTATTGGCGTTACTGCTAAGTTTGATTACTACGTTATCGAGTATTGGAGAAAAAGAGTCTTGCCGATGGACTGCGCAGATGAGATATTTAAAATTGTTGAACGATATTCACCCGTCAAAAGAGTAAATATTGAAACAATTGCATATCAGGAAATGCTTCGTGATTACGTGCAAAAGCAAAGTAAAGCACGAGGAATGTTCATTCCTGGTATAAATCAAGGTATTAAGGGATATGGAAATCAGAAGAAAAAGGATAGGCTCTTTGAAGGGCTTCAGCCCAAATTTAGACAAGGAGCTGTGCATCTAAAGAAAGATATGCATGAGTTTATGGGAGAGCTGTTGGATTTTCCAAAGGGTTCTCATGATGATTGTATTGATGCATTTTGGCTTTCGACTCAATTTGCAAAAGGCAATAAGTCGGCTGGTAAAGCTACTATCAAGGATAAAACAGGAAATACTTACAGAACCCGAACTAAAAAGGCATACGATTGGCTTACAGGTGCAAGGCGATAATTTGCATTGCACAGTAAAGCTATAGTATATTTACCCCTATGATTCAAGAAGACATTCGAGTAAAAGAAATAAAAGAGTTGTGGAGACGTTGGTCTGATGCAAGAAAAGATTGGGATACTCAAGCCCGTGAAGACATAGATTTCTACTTAGGAAATCACTGGTCTGAGGCACAGGTAAACGAACTTAATGAGCGAAATCAATCTTCTTTAGCATTAGACAGACTCTACTCTGCGGTTGAGCAGTTTAAAGCTATTATTACTTCTAAGCCACCCAAGTTTTCTGCTGCAGGTAGAGAAGATTCTGATACAAAGATGGCTAATGTATGGAAAGGAATCTTAGAATATGTTTGGGACATCTCTGATGGGGATGAAACATTTAAGCAAACTATTCATGACTACGCTGTTACGGGACTTGGTTATTTTTATGGTTACATAGATGCTGAGGCTGATTATGGTCGAGGTGAAGTTAAGTTTACTTATGTTGACCCATTCCGTGTTGTAGTTGACCCTAATTCTAGAAGTCGTTGGTTTGATGATTCTTCGGGTATGATGTTATCTACAATTATGACTAAACGACAATTATCTGATTTATACCCACAATTATCTGAAGAAAATGAAGAAGGTAAGTCTTTAATTGACGAGCTTGAATCAAATGACTATCTTGATGATGATTATCCAAGTTCAACTCAAGCACAAGCAAAAACACGATTTACTCCTGATGTTGTTAAAGATTTAGACTATGGAGAGGGCTCTGAAAAATATAGACTAATTGAATCTTTTTCAAAGATTAAAGTTCCTTATTATCGTGTTATTGACATGCAATCTAGAGATGAGCAAATTCTTGATGATGAAAAACTCCAAGCATTACTTCAAGATGAACGTATGCAATTGGCAGTTGAAAAGGGTATGATTGACATTGCCAAAGTAATGCAAACAAGGATTAAATTGACTTGCATTGTTGGGCAAATTGTTTTATACGAAAGAGTATTGGATACTGATGTTTACCCTATCGTTCCAGTACCAAATATATGGACTAACACACCTTATCCAATGAGTGATGTTCGAAAGAATAAAGACTCTCAAATATACTTAAACAAAATACTATCTTTAATTACATCTCATGCACAAGCATCAGCAGGATTAAAGTTGCTTGTTCCTGAAGGCTCGGTTGACAACATAGAGCAGTTAGAAAAAGATTGGGCAAATCCTAATGCTACAATTGAATACGACCCATCTTTAGGAGAACCTCATTTCCCTGCTCCTCAACCAATGTCAGGTTCAATTCTTCAATTGCCTGCAATGATTGAAAAGTATATTGATTTAAATATGGGAATATTTGAAATGATGCAAGGAAATACTGAAGTAGCTCCAAAAACATCATCTGCAACAATGATGCTAGAAGATTTTGGACAAAGAAGGTCTAAGTCTAAATTGCGTGATATTGAAGGTTCATTAAAGAGATTAGGAAGGGTTATATATAATCTTGCTAAATCTCATTATAATTTTAATAAAACATTTAGGATTATTCAGCCTAACAATGATTTGAATGAATATACTATAAATAAGCGAATGTATGATGACAAGACTATGGAGCTTCAATCAATTGAGAATGATATATCTATTGGTCAATTTGATATTCGTGTTATAGGTAATTCTACTATGCCATCAAATAAATGGGGTGAGTGGAATATTTATATGGAAGCATATCAGGCAGGTCTAATTGATAAGGTAGAGGCATTGAAAAAACAAGATATATTTGATAAAGCAGGCGTATTACAACGTACTGATATGATTGCACAATTGCAACAACAATTGCAAGGTGCTCAAGAGCAAATTAAGAAATTATCTGGTGACTTACAAACTAGAGACCGAGAAGCAGTACATCTCCGTAAAGCTGCTGAGGTTGAGAAGTTTAAAGGACGACTTAAAGAAACAGAGTCATCAAGCAAAGCTGACCAAAAATTACAAGTCGGAAGACTTTCAAATGCTGTTAAACTCGAATCCGAGAAATTACGTTTAGCCACAGAGGCAGAGAAACGTAGTCAAACTCAAAGGATGAAGAGAAATAGCAAACAAGGAGATAAGTAAAATGGACGCAAATGAATTAGGAAATCAATTTCAAGATGAACTTGGTCAATCCGAAGAATTTGTAGGGCAAGATGAAGGACAAACACAAGAAGAGAATCCTGTCAATTGGGAAGAAACTGCAAAGTATCAGCAATCTGAAAAGGATAAACTCTATAATGAAAATCAAAAGCTAAAGCAATACGAGGAAATTGGCAAATTTTTGGAATCACGACCTGATGTCATTGAGCAAATCAAAGGCGCAGTTAATGGTCAACCAGAAGCACAACAACAAGTAGCACTTAAGCCTGATGAGTTTGACCCATGGGAAGCCTATAATGACCCAACATCTGCATCTTATAAATTTAGGATGCAAGAACTACAGCAAACCATTGATGGTGCTGTTAACCAAGCTACTCAAGGTATTCGTAAAGAAACGGGAAGAGCAAACTTAAATGCTCAACTTAAAGCAAAAGGAATGAATGATGAACAAGTTCAATCGTTTTTTGATTTTGCAGACAAAAACCCTTCTGAGTATGGATTGGATAACGTAATCAAAATGTGGCAAGCTGTTAATGGTGCTCCAGTGAGCGAAGGACAACCAAGCCCATTAGACCAAGTACGTAATGTACAAAGTCAGCCTCAACAAGTCGGTGGTGTATTACAAGGCGAAAAGCCTCAAATGCCAAAATCTGACTCTGATGCAATGTGGGACTCAATTGTCGCTGCTGGAGGACGCACTAACGTATTAAAATAACTAAGGAGAAATAATGGCTACTTATAATAGTGGACAAGTAAAATTCGGAACTCCTGGTGGCAATACAGTAGATAGTGCTAATTTAGGCACACGTAGACTGTATGACTTTAGTGACAGGGTCGCTGACTTATCCCCAGAAGAATCTCCGTTTTTTGTATATTTGTCAAAAGTAGGGAAAGTTCCAACATCGGATTCGCAATTCCGATTCTTGGAAGATAGAACAAAAATTGCGATGACAGACCGAAGTTTTGTCATTTCAACTAACTTAGACGAAGTTTCAGTAGGAGCTATTGTAACGGCAACAATAAGCGCAGCTCAACCATGGCTCATTAAAGGTATGGTTATATCTGTTGAATCTATAACAGGTAACAGTGGTGCTCCAAATCATGCAAATGCTAGAATAGAAGCAGTTAATTCAAGTACATCAATTGATATTAAATGGCTTACTAATCCTAATGATACTAATGCAGCAAACCCATTAGCTAGTGCAAAAGCAACTGTTATTGGAACTGCATTTGGCGAAGGTTCAGGTGCACCCGATGTATTTTCTCAAGAGCTAGATAATGATTATGGGTTTACTCAAATCTTTAAAACAGCTTGTGAGATGTCAAATACTGCTCGTGCAACTGTATATCGTGGATATTCAGATGAATGGCAACGTATTTGGAACTTAAAGTTACGTGAACATAAAGTTGATATTGAACGTGCAATGCTATTTGGACAACGTGCTACTTCTGGAGGTGTTCAATACACTGATGGTATAGCAGGACATATCATGGCAAATGGTCAAGGTCAAACAATAGAAGATTCTGAGCAATTAGTTTATACAGAAGGTCAAGCCTACTTAAAGACTGTTGCAGCAGGAAGCTTATCATATGATACTCTACTTAAAGATTTAGAGGTTGTATTTGACCCTGCTCGTGGTGGAAGTAGTGCAAAACTTGCATTATGTTCATTGCCTGTTATCTCATTGTTTAATAAACTTGGAGATGGTGTAGGATTTATTGGAGACACTATTAATGGTGGAGCACGATATAATTTTGATGCTTCTCAAGGGTCTTTTGGACATAAAGTTATGAAAGTAGAAACTGTTCATGGTGATTTATCTTTAGTTAAAGAGCCATTGTTTAGAGGCATGTCAGGTGAGTTTATGTGTATGGTTGATTTAGACCATGTATCATATCGTCCACTTGTTGGTAATGGCATGAATCGAGACACCTCAATTACAACAAATGTGCAACAAGCAGATGAAGATTTACGTAAAGACATGATTCTTACAGAAGCAGGTCTTGAAGTTTCTTTACCTGAAACACATGCGTTGTTTAACTTTGAGGAGGCACTATAATGAGAAGTGATAAACTAAACAAAAATAGTAGCTCTTACTCAGAGCCTTTAATGGCAGGAACTTTAGGTTCTTTCTTTGGCTTATCTGTAGGCGCTCCTACTGTTGGAAGCAA